TTTCGGACCTCATCAAATCGGGTAGAAGCGGTTGAAAATTGTTGTTTATCTAATGCGTCCTGTTTTTGAACCTTAGCCTCTGCTCCAAATAACTGTTCAGAACTCATAATGATATTGTCTAAGAAAGTTCTGTCATTGGCTTTCATTAGCATATCAATATTGGGATGGAATTTGGTTAATTGAATTTTCCAATAAATTGGCTCCATCATAAATCCTCTGTATAGGTACGAACCTTGAATCTCGTACATACGATTAACTAGAGGAAAGAAGAGATAGTCTCTCTTTCTAGGCTGCGAGCCTTTACCGAACATTATTTGAAAATAAGTATGATCAACATGAATTTCAAATGGAACTTCAAAATCAACTCCGAACTCTGTAAAATTGGGTTTGTTATCTGGAAACTTATTATCTGGTACCATTACCTTGATACACTTACGTTCAGTTGTTTTAAATAGAGTCCATTCTTTAAAGATAAAATCGCCGCCGTCTCTATCTGGTTCTGTTTTAAAATAGACAACCTCGTGTCCAAATATTTTATTGGTCTGTAGGCTTAATTCGTGTGCAATACCGGTTGCTGTACCAACCTCATAGGGTTTAAATGAGGCTTCGCGCTCAGCAATTATTACTGGACAGCGCTCATCTGAACAAGAAACGGACGGGGTAAATAATTGGTCTTGAGGTTTGGTGCTCTCGACTCTGATCTTAACTTCATTGACTTTTAGCTCAGTTGAGAGAGCATCGTATGTTGTATCGTCGTACTCATACTTCACTTCAAAAAAGACATTGGATTCCGCGAAGACTAACGTAGGTAAATCGCCTAAGTCGTCTGGCGTAAATGAGTACCAAAGAGACCAGTTTGATCGGTCGTTTGAATATCTTAACTTTCTGATAATATTTGCTGGATTTGCCGAGCCTAGGTCCAGGTCCTCATCGAAAGCTGTGATTTTTACGGCTTTCTCTAGAGGTTCACCAGTTGAAAAAATTCGATAATTTTTTGAGAAACTTATTGAATTCTTGGCTGGATCAGTTATAATTTTATAGGCTACTACTTGCATTCGACCCTTCTTTTTGTTATTTATCGCAGAGTTACCTGAATTACTTCGCAAATAAATAATAAGAAAACGGGTTAACCTATGAAATCACTTAACCCCTTGCTGGTTTTGGATCCTACATGGATCTGCCAAGCATATAAAGTTGACCTGGAGTACTACACGTACCTTTTACTTGGTGCTCAGCAGACTTATCTTAAGGGCCTTGAATCCGGTCGATTCGATCATTTTTATGAAATTGTTTTTCATTACCTAAATCTTAATACAATTATTGCAGATAGTAAAATATACGATTCTGGTCTTAAACCGGTTACTGCTGACCATAACTTACTGTTATTAATTAGCCAGCTAGCCGAGAAAGAAGACAGTCAAGGCAAGGAGATCATTAGAGAAACTTCAAAGATTTTTGCAGATACTATGAATACGTACTTAGATAAGCTGATAGTTAGCCTTGATAAGATTCATTTTTATTTTAATAATAACTGGATTCACAAACAGGATTTTATCTATTTTGTGTGTAAAACAATTGAGCCAGATCATTATGAAATTGTTAAACTTGATCTAAAGGACTCTCACAATTTTGGGTACTCAGTCTGTACAGTAGCAGAGGTTGAATTGCCTGGGCTTAAAGAGAATCAGTTTAAAGATCGTCTGCTTAAAAAATTACCTGAGCTCAAGGATTTTGATCCTGAGAAAAATGTGATGGTAATTGGTGGAGGAGTCAATATTGATCCAGTTAATCGAGTTTGTCTTGCGAAGGACACAGTTCTACTTAACCGAATTATGAATCATCAACACGGATTTGACGGTAATGTTCTACTAGACTTTCACAGGTTACTAGAAAAGCAGAAGAGCATTCCCTTTAAATTAAAGATGAATTAGCGATCTACAGAGCTTCTTCAAATACATTATCATTATTCTGCTGGTCCTCAACGGTATAATTTCCGCCGACTGCCTGTTGAGTAGTTTGATGATTGGTAATATATGTTCCACTGATTGTAACCCAAGTTTTATCAGCATTAGTAGATCCACCTGTTCGTTTTAGGAAATCCCAAATTGATACGTTGCAGTTCATTGCTGTCTCTTGATGTTCGGTGCCAGTAGTTCCCTCTTTTGCAAGAGTTCGGCTGCCACGCATAACAAACTGTGGATACCGGGTAAGAGTTCCGTACGTTGCAAAGATTGCATAAAGAGAAGAAGGTTGAATTGGATAAAATGTTGATGTTCCACTAGTTCCGGCACCGGCTGCTCCCCATTTATAGATTAATGGAAATGCTCGCATTGCACCTTGCCGGGTGCTATCTGCGTGCGCTCTCACGTTAAACTTCATAGTATCAATTGCTGGCCAGTGATTTGGAATTCCACGAACGCATAATTGATACGACTCATTGCCTATTGCAGCAGGGTCAGTTGCAGTATTTCCGATATTGCCTATGTTGAATGTAGCTAAATCATTTGGCGCATTTGCTGCAATGGCAGAAGGGGCAGTTGAGGTTGCCCAACCTGTAATTGAGAATCTAAGCTGGATAGTAACTGTATTTCCAATTTTTGTGTAAACACCGGTTTTGTCTCCAATGGTTGGCTGTAGATTTGAAACGTTTGTGTAGCCGTTCACGGTTGGCAGAGTTTGAGTTGCAGTATACCAGATATCTGGAGTAAAGGTTCCTTCTTGGTATTCGTCTAATACGTTAACATCTGTGCTGCTGGCAGTAGGCAAAGTTCCAGTTGAAACCGGAAAAGGTATTGCACTATTTAATCGATTATTCTTGATTTTTAGGGCGTAGGTACTTGAGGTTGACCAGTTTATTCCAACGTTTGATGTGCCTGCTCCTAATATGATCTCTTTTGCGGTATTTGGCGCAAGTAACATTAGATTTCCACCGCCTGCTCCTCCGCTCTTAACCGTCATATCACCAGCTGCTCCGCTACCAGTTGAGGTAACTATGAACGCTCCATTTGCAGTTAAGCTTGCAGGAAGAAGAGTTGCAGTTGATGTACTATTTTTAACAACAACGGCAATTTTATCGTAAATCATTGTGTCGACCGATTGCGATGAATCTGATCGCATAATGACGTTCTTCGTAGAATTGGTGTAGTTATCTGGATCAAATCCAAATCCAAATTTTTGAATTGAATCAAAATTGAAATGTATACCATCGACTAGCGCTCCAGTTATCTTAGCTTCAGTATTTGCGCTATTTTCTAAAATACTGTTTGAGATTCCAAATTTAATTATGCGATTATTTGGTGGAGATGAGGCTGTTGCGCCTGCTGCAGTTTTCTTGTTAATTGTCCATGTGAATCTAGAGTTAAGAGCAGGTTGAGTAACTGAATCGGTTGCATGTAGATTAAAATCTGCACGGATTAGAGATTTGCCCGGAATAGTTGAATCGCTAATTCTAAATTTGCGAACTCTAAGATTTTGATATGTTGGACTTATTACATATTTTTGAGTAACCGTATTAGTTAAGTGTTCTTCAACTAGATCGTCAACTGATCCTAATTCAAGTTGATGACGATAACCGGTTGACCCAGTTAAATGATCGGCTTCGGTTGCAGCATCGGACGCAGAATAGAATGAGTATAGCGATAGTAAAGCTGAATACGGGAATGCCTCCTCGTTTATATCAACACCAGGTAAATTACCGAGTCTATTGTCACTTGGTGTAACGCTATAGCCGTTTAGGTCGCTTGAACCTGAAACAATATTTCTGGCTGTCTTTGCATCAAAATTAAAGAGAACAACTTGCGAATTTTGAGTAGTTCCGCTCGAATCTCTCCAGTTAGGAGCATTGGTTGACCATGCACCGCCTGACGTTGAACCGACCGTTGTTATTCGGTCAAGACCTGATTTATTTTTAACCGGTAAAATTATCTTAGCCGTAGCTGAGACGCCGATTCCCAGCTGCCAAGTTGAATCGTTAACTTGGGAAATTGAGTTAAACAGATCGTAAAAATCTGAAACTTTATTCCATGTGCTTGTGCCGGATTTTTGATAGATTGCATCTTCGCTTATGTAATAATCGTCAATTGCAGCAGATGTTGATGCTGGATAAGTAGTTGGACTTAGAGTTACACCAGTAACAATTGAATCTGAGTAAATTTGGGTGCCAGCGGCTCCTTCTGGTCCAATTGGACCTTCTGGGCCAGGTGAACCTGTTGTACCAGTTGCTCCAGTTTGGCCAGGTTGACCTACTCCGAGCGCAAGAAATTGGTTAAAATTATAATTAAGTTTGCTAGCGAGATCTGCCGGATTGTCTACGGAAAAAACTTCTTTTAGGTTAATGTTTATCATTAAATGTATTTAATTTTTAATTTTGGAACCAAGCTTACTCCTGTACTTGACTTTTTGTAAATAGATCCGGACAAGATGGCTGATTTAGGGTTATTTATTTTAACCTCCTTTATTAACGAGTAATCTAGGTCATCCAGTTGCGAATATGGAACTTGCGCAATACTTAGTGAGTTATCGACAAGTGTATGGTCAGGTTTTTCATAGAAGTCAATGACCTCTAATTCATAGAGTTTTACTAGGTTTGCTTTACAGTAAGCCGTTAAGTATTGATCAAGAGTTAATTCGCCAATTAGGGCAAGGTCGGTCACTAGCGGATTGCCAAGACCGTCAACAAAGAACTTTTCAAATTCAGCACGAAGGCCTGCTTCAATTAAGGTCTTTGCAATAATATTTGCTAAGTTTATTTTTAACTTAATCTCAGTCTTATACACAGAATACGCAATGTCAATGATTGATCCGTTTGCTTCGAGTTTTGCAAAGGCTGAATCAGTTATCTCAAATTGAGAGTTTGTTAGCTGCTGAGTGTTAAATGACTCTGCTGTAAATTCAGTCGGTACATTTAGTAATTTTGAAGCAAATGAATAATCCTCGGTTACTCTATTTGTACCAGCTATTTTAACCCGTTGAGATTTAGTTAAGTACTTATAATGATAGCCGAAATCCCAACTACTTGATAAACAATTATATGGCGCTGTGTCAACTGGCGATTCGCCAATTAATGGATATTCTGCCTTGTATTTAGTCGATGATTCTAGGTCTAGAATTTGAGTGTCAGAGTATTTAACAAATGAAAACTCTGGCATAATAAAGAAGTCCTTAATGCTTGGATTTAGCAAGCAATTTGAACCAGTTAGATCAAAATTTCCTAACTGAGAAGTGTACTTGAATCCAGCAATTGGTCGATATAACACATCATACTCTCCAGAATATCTAAATACTTCGTATTTTTGACTTTTTGATTCAATATGAGTAAATCCGCCAACTACTGCGGTTGAAGCAGTTTCAATTTGTTCAGGGACCGCTGTAACAATGGTACTCTTCTCAATACGATCAGCCGTTTCAACGGAAAGTTTAATTTTTTGACCTGGAATAAGAGCTCCATTTTGATAGGTTTCAAACTTAACTAGCGATGAATTGTTATCTAATAACGATATGAAATTTGCAAAAGAAATATTTTCAAATAGGTTTGTAAAATAGCTCTTTCCGCCAAACAATTGGAATTGTTGGCTTAAATTTAACCAATCGCTAGTTGATCCGCCTGGAAAAGCAGAGGCAGAGAGGCTAAGGGTTGGACCGGCAGCCGATGCTTCTAATTTAGGTCTTAGGATAAGAGTATCACGCTTACAGCTAATTAGCCAATCATTTGAATTGGATCCTGCACCGGTTTGATATCTAACTAAGAATGTTATTAGTAAGTTAGAGCCGGTTGCTGACAACTGAATTGCAGTTATTTGCGCTCTTAGGTATTGAGCTGAATTTGCGCTATCTTCAATTTTTACAACGTCTCCAACTTTTAATTTAGTAGAGTCTATGCCAACTAGGGTTGCTGTGATATATTGACCAACGTAATTCGTTGATAAATTTATTCCTGGGAAGGCTGTTGTTGTAGTGGTAGTTGTACCGGAACTCGTTGTTGTAGTAGTTGTTCCTGAAATAGTTGTAGTAGTCGTTGTCGGTAAATACGCTGGATCAAGGATTATGAAATCTGAGAATTCATAAATAATTTCTGGCGTTTCAAATATTAATAAATTCTCCTGTACCGATTTTAATAAATGAGTCGTTACCGTTGGATTAGATAAATCATGTCTTAGCGTAGCAAGCGACGTATTTCCAGAAAAGTCAGCACTAGTTTTTAGTGGGATTGAGGCAATTCCGGTTTGGTTAATGAATAGTAATGGCGAAAATGCAGGCAATGGGCTTTCTGCGCCAATGCTAGGATTTATCAAAGTATCAAATGATGCACTAATTGGATTAATAAAATCTTCTAGTACAAATGCGTTAGTTGGAATTTGTGAAAGATTTTGAGAAACAGTTGACACCTGTTCAGGAGTTACGTATACTGAGCTTCCGCTAATATCAACACCAGCCGCAAGTTTTACAGTTGAAAATGCAGATTTGGTTGAATTATATTTTTTATCTTTGACTGAGTATATGAAATTATAGGTTAGATTACTTACGCCTGCTGGATTAAATGATATTCTATAATCTCCAAACGCTCCAAGGAAACTTGGCTTTGCTCCAACCACGCTAAATTTACTTAACGTTGTTAATGGGATTGGCGTTAATTGGGATGGATCGGTGCTATTATCAAATATTCTAATTAGGTCTGAGCCAGTTGATCCTAGTATAACGTGAACTGGGTTTGAGAATGTTAAATATTGGGATGGGTTCTCACTGTTATATGAGCCGCTTAATAATTCTTGGTTTGTTGCGTTTACAAATAATTCGCTATTACTAAATGCTAAAATAAATTCTTCGCCGCTAGTCGGTTCAATAACTAATATTACTGGATAATTATCAGCATCGTATTCGGTGCCGCCAATTAGCAAATTGACTGGTTGTGTTGACACTGGGTCAATTGCGGTTCCAGGTGTTGAACTGCCAATTGCTATTCCAGCTAAGCCTGAAACATTTGGGTATATTCCGTTCTTTAGCGAATTAAATTCGGTGCTTGAAGCTGCTGTGTAAATTGCAGATACAGTAAATTCGGTTGGCGCTAGATTATAAATTATCTTTGAGTTTAAAAATAATTTAGTTTGATCAAGCCTAAGGTCTTCAAATTCTTGACCTGCACTAATCATCTCTGGAGAAGACTCGGCTAATAGCGCTGGATTTATTCTGGAAATATCACTAAGAGCTATCTCAATTAAAATTAGAATTGACTTTGCATCCATGTTTTCAATTACTCTAAATAAAACAGGGGATTGGGGTTTTTCTAGATCTTCTTTTACTGGTTTTAATAGAATACTGAAATTATAGTCTTCAAATCTATTCGTAACTGGTAAAATATCGCCATTGTCTTTTAATTCTGAAAATATGAATTTTGCACCGTTAAAAACAGTGTTATATTGATTTGTAAATTCGTCTTTAACGGTTTTAGAATATCTAAATTGAGGATGATCTAGCTCTACTCCGTTTATTGTTGGAATGTACGTAAAATACTTTTCAAAATAATCTGCCTCAGTAATTAACAAGTCAACATTGATTGGTGAATTGAAATAGTAGTAATTTTTTCTCAATAAAGTTTCATCTAACGAATAGTTAAAATCGGATTCAATATAGAACCATTCGTGTGTTAGTTTCTCAGCAGTTGGAGTATTTTCCCTATGCGATGGTCCAAAATTATCTTTACCGAATGCAATATCTGAATTTAATCGATATACATTACCCCTAGCGTCAGTTGAGTTAACAATTCCCCATTTTGAGATGTATGGAATAACTCTACCATCTATTGCAAAGGTCTTTGAAAAATTTTCCAAGTATATGTTATATTCACTTGCTAAATTATTGGTTTTAAATTTATCTCTATACTGGTAAGTAGGCAGAGCTGGATCAGGTGCACTATGGTCTGCTCCTAATGAAAAGAATCCTGTAAAGTTTTGAAGATTTTCATCCTCGTCGTATATTCCAATATCGGTTCGAATCGTACTTGCTGAATACGGTTTAATATTGGATTGAACTAGGGTAACATCTCCAGATAATACTGAGTATGAGTGTAAACCTTCTCGGTCTTGCCAAACAGTATCGATTGATTCGCTATCATAAACAATTTCGTTAACTTGAATACTACCGATTCCAATTAATGAATATTTGTATTTAGTAAAGTCTAGAATTTTAACATTTGCTGGCACCCAATAGTATTGGTATAGATCTACTTCTGGTATTTTTGAATATTCTGAGCTAAATACATTGAAATCGATGTCCCGGATTTCAAACAAAGACAGAACTCCAATTTTTGGTTTAAATAGTTTTCGAATTTCAATTTTATCGTATTGAACGATTATTGGCTCGTCATCTTCTAGCATTAGGGTTGCATTTGAATTAAATGCTGAAATTGAGGCTTGCGATAATTCGCTGGTTTCGTTATTTAAACCTGCAGTTGATCTACATACTCTAAGAATTTTAGACCAATCTTTTTGAGTTTTTACAACAAGATCATCTAATAATGGAGTAAGTCTTTCAATGTTACCAATTGGTATGATTGCTTGTTGCGATTCTAAAAATCCGCCGTCCGCATAAACAACTAAATTGGTTACACTCGCGTTTAATTTAATAGCTGAACTGCTTTGCAAGGTCTTAGCTGCAAGCATTCCATACTTATTTCCGTATGCTCGAGTTTGAATAATTGCGGTGTTTTTAAAAGAAGCACCTATCAAAAAACTATCAACGAGTTTTTCAATTATTTTAACTACTGTTTGGGCTAATTTCGTAGTATCGGTACTTGCAACTGCATTAATTGTTGCATTCTCAATATTCACGTAAATTCTAGAACCTATTGTCTTAACCACATACTGTGAACCGTTCCAAATCCAGTTTATACCAGTTTGTGAAGATGTGTATTGTGTGCCAATAACTCCAGGTAGATTAGGAGTAAATATTGCAGCTGGGTCGTTTGGATCAGCTGTATCAAAATTTACAACTGAGAAAGTTGGGTAATTCAGAGAATATTCTTCTCCAGTTAAAAAGTATCCACTAACGAATACAATATCATCGTATCTTCCGTTACTATCGGTTTTGTCAAAAGTTGAGCCGTTTTGATGATATACTCGCAGCGTATCTAAATTAGATGGAGCGGACTCAATTGTAACTGATAATGAAGTTCGAGTATTTGCAGAGTATGCCTTTGCTCTTTCTTGTGAAAATAATTCGTCTGGTCCAAAGGTTAGGCCTAGATCGAACTCTGAATCGTCAATCGCAAAGGTTGCATTAGATCCAATTTGAGAAAATGTGGTTGCATTTGTGCTGTACTCGGTTTTTAGAAAGTGTAGATCATTGTTCTTTGTTTTTAAATATGGAAAGAATAATGACTCCTCAGTATCTAGCGCTGAATTAATAAAAGATAAGTCTTCTGTTAAATTTTCAGCACGTAAAACTACGCCGTTTGGATTTGAAATAGTTAAATTAATTTCGTCTGATGCCTTAAATTTATTCGGTAATGGATTATCATTATCCTCGTTTTCGTACATTTGATTTAGGTCAATATCAAATGATGCAAGGTCTATTGAGTTACAGTAGAAACCAAAATATCGATTAAATTCGTATGGGTTTGAAGTATCATCATTGAATAAAAATTCCAGATTTAAAATCTTTGGATAGATTACATTATTTCTCTCAAATCCGCCGGTAATATATTTCTCAAGAGTTAGTTGAGGAACTGATTTAGTTAGAGTCGATGAAATTATTTCTGGAATTTCAACGTATGTGCCTGAATTAATTGAAGCACCACGGTATAGAGAATATTTGTCTTTCTTAACATTAACGTACAACGGATTCTCCGGATACATTGGATTTGCAAAAATACGACGAACGTAGGTTCCAATATTAGAAGATTCGGTTAATGGGATTGCCTTTACTATTGTTGAATTTCTAAATAGATCTCTAGCAAAAGTTTTTTGGTCAACTGAGCCGTTGTGCTGATACCAGTCGGCTGCTGTATAGTTAGATGCCCCAGCTGCTTTAAAAATAACAAAATACTCCGGTAAAACTTTGTCTAGATATAACGGTGCAAGGTAACTAAATTTTTCAGAATAATTCTTGGAAGTTAGGTATTTTGCGCCGCTTGTGTATAGGTCAAAGTCGTATTGATCCTTAAGATCTTTTGCAATAACATCAGTTCGAATAGATGAGCCTACTGCATAAGATATTTTGCTAGGAGTTGCCCCCATATCATAGAACCTAAAAATATTAACCTCATGATTTGATTCTGGATTAACTGCAAATTTTTTGTATTTCTGTTGAGCAAGTTGCTCGTTTGCATTAATTGAATTAAACCACAGATCTCCACTTGAGTCAACTGTCAATTTAAGATTTGAAGTTAACTTAGGATTTGTTCTAAGCAGCCCGAAACTTACATTCCTATCGGCTAATTTAGTATATGTTAGATTTTGACTAGGCAAATCTTATTTGTTATTTTATGCGTTTAGAGCAGCAGATGAAACTGTTGCGGTCTGCGCAATTGCAGTTGCTGGTGTAATTACAGCTGTTTCTTTTTCAAATTGTGCACTAACTAGGACGTCAAACGAGAACACTTCAGTTGATAAGTTAATATCAAATCCTATTTTCTTTGAGTATTTTACATTTCGTAAACCGGTTGTAGCATTTCCTCGATATCCTCCAACGTATTTTAAATAGTCGGCGCAGCGATATTGGAAAGTTAAAGGTATTTTAATTGAAGATTCAGTTCCGTAATTAACTGCACGTTTAGCAGCCGTTGGACTAAATGAAGTTGATCCAATACTATCGTATGAAGCTGGTGCAATGTATAAGTAGGCGCCGCACGTATATTTTCCAATTAAGTACTTATCATTTTCGGAGAAGCCTAATTTAATTGGATAATTTTGCTCTCGCATGGCTGATGATGTTGTAACTAGAGCGCTTGGCGAAGTTGGTGTATTGTATGCAGCTTGTTGTGTATACTTTGCACCAAATGGGTTAGTTGCCTCAGCTGCAGAGATTTCGCAGTGGATTGCTTGACTAAACGGTAGGGTTATTTGCTTGGTCGCGCCAGTTGTATAAACTGGACGGTATACGCTTCCCCATGCTGCATTATATTTACCACCAGCTTTAATGTCTGGATGATCAATTGATATACAGAATTCAGATAGAAGACCATTACCTTTAGGAGCAGAGTTTGCGTCAATTTGACCGTTCCATACTGTTGCATTTGGAGAGAAAGAGATAGACACTCCGTTAATTAATATACTTAAACCGCCGACTGTTGGATTATATGGAACATAATGACCAGCTACATACGGCATGGTTGTGTTGCCAATTACAGCTCCTTGATAATTGTAGTTTCCGCTGCTTAGAGTTAAATCGTATGAAATATTTTCCGGATCAAGGCCGGTGATTTGTCTACGATCACCTTCTACTAGTTTCTCAGCTAAATTTACTGATTTAGTTCTGCGATATACGATTTGGCCCTGTACTTGAGATGATTGGTAACCGTCAGTTTGTCTAACGTCACCAATTAAACCAGCGCTAACGTCGGCTATTCCAATTGGAGCAGCATCGTAGCGTAAACTTGTGTGATACACCTCAGTTGGAGAAACTGCCGGGTTTGAAACTGGCGCTTTTTGGCCAAGACCACCAGTTAAGGCAGAGATGATTTGTAAAGGAGTTTGTGAAGTGTTTTCAACTTGAATGTAGTATTGATTTGTAATTACTTTACCCCAATCGTATGAAACACTTGATCCAGAACTATTTTTAATTTGATCTTTATAATAACCTGCAAAGATTTGTACAGTTTGACCGTTTGAGACAGACACTTGATTACCGGTTTGATCAATGATACTAACTTTTAATTGGCCAGTACCGCTGGCTATTGAAGTTTGAACCGCGGTTAGTGAATCTGAGATTGTTTTAAGCTTTGTGAATAGGTCTACAATACTGCCGTCTGATGAAAAGAAGCCACTAGCCACATCTTCTGCTCTATGGGCAAAGTACTTATCACGGCTGGTGAATGATGTGCCTAGGTGAATATCTAACCCCTTAGAGTTAAGTTCATCTTGGAAATTTATCTTTGCTTCTTCAGCAAAGGCTTGTTGAGAAACAACTGAAATATCTTCAATTGTTTGAATATTTGCTGGAAATTCAATTAAGATTAGGTTAGACCAGTCAGATTCAGCTGGCGTATCAGGCCAACCTGCTTCAGATAAACTCTTTACTCTGATCTCGAGAACTTCACCTTTATTAATAGGTAGTTCAAGTTGATTTGAGTTAACTTCGTTTGGATCTGCGATCTTCTCCGCCTGCCATTCGTAAAAACCGGTAAGAGCAT